CATGAAAGACTATGCCGGTAATGTTTTTGGGTTTGACCAGTTCCAATATTCTTTTATTTCTGATAATTATCGTGGTATGGTTGACTATGATTTAGATAAAATTAAGATTGGATATATTGATATTGAAACCAGTTCTGAACATGGGTTTCCAGATGTAAGAAATGCCAATGAAGAAGTCTTGGCCATCTCGTATCGTTGTGGAAAAAGTTTCAAGACATATGGCTGTCAAGAATACACTCCAAGTGAAGGTGTTCAGTATATTCATTGTGAGAATGAAACAAGGTTATTGGAAAACTTTGTCCTTGATTGGTCTATGAATTATCCAGATATTATCACTGGATGGAATTCAAGGTTTTTTGATATTCCGTATCTTGTCAATCGCATAGTCAGAGTTCTTGGTGAGAAAATGGCTAAGAAACTTTCGCCTTGGGGTTGGTATAAAGAGAATGAAATAACTCTATTCGGTAATAGAAAACAACAGATTTTTGATCTGGTTGGAATTTCAAGTATTGATTACATGGATGCTTATAAAAAGTTTACCTATGTCAATCAAGAGTCTTATTCTTTGAATCACATTGCTTACGCAGAATTGGGTGAAAAGAAACTAGACTATTCAGAATACTCTTCGCTACATGAACTATATCAAACAAACTTTCAGAAGTTTGTTGACTACAATGTTCATGATGTTGTCTTGTTGGAAAGACTAGAAGAAAAGATGAAACTCTTGGAGATGATTATCTCACTGGCTTACATGGCCAAGTGTAACTTCAATGATGTGTTCAGTCCTGTGAAAATGTGGGATTGTATTATCTGTAATCATTTGAAAGACCAACAAATTGTTGTTCCACCAAAGAAACATGAGACTAAATTAGAAGCATATGAAGGTGCCTATGTGAAAACTCCTCAAATTGGTCGGCACAAGTGGGTTGCTAGTTTTGACTTGAATTCTTTGTATCCACATCTAATAATGCAATATAATATTTCTCCTGAGACTCTTGTGGGTATGCATCCTGAGTCTGGTTTGGTAAATGCTTTACTTGATAAAGAATTTGACGTTGCCTTTCTTAAAGAGAAAAATCTTACAATGACTCCAAATGGTTCTTTGTATACTCGTAAGAAACAGGGGTTTCTTCCTGCTCTTATGGAGAAGATGTATACTGACCGCGTCAAGTATAAAGATTTGATGATTGCGGAACAGAAAAAAGGTAAGGCTGCAGATACTAACAAACTCGCTCAGTATCACAATATGCAGATTAATTTAAAGATTGCTCTCAATTCAGCTTACGGAGCTCTTGGTAATCAATGGTTTCGTTTTTATGATGTGAGGAATGCTGAAGCTGTATCCGTTGCGGGTCAGCTTTCCATTCGGTGGGCTGAGAGAGCAGTCAATCAATACTTAAATAAAGTATTAGAAACAGATGGAACAGATTACGTTATTGCTTCCGATACTGACTCTTTGTACATTGCCCTTGATTCTCTCGTTCAGAAAGTAGGTCTTGGAGAAGATACACAAAAAACTATCAAGTTTATGGATACCGTTTGTGAAGGTAAAATTCAAGATGTGATTGATGGATGTTATGGTGAAATGGCCGAGTATGTTAATGCATTTGAACAAAAGATGGTAATGAAACGTGAGGTCTTGGCAGAGGTTGCTATTTGGACTGGCAAGAAACACTACATTCTGAATGTTCATAATTCTGAGGGTGTTCAGTATGATGAACCTAAACTAAAGATTATGGGTATTGAAGCTGTCAAGAGTTCTACACCAGAACCTTGCCGTAATGCTCTCAAAGAGGCACTCAAAATTATGATGAATGGAACAGAAGAAGATGTAATCAATTACATTGAAAACTTCAAAACCAAGTTCAAGACACTTCCTGCAGAAGAAGTTTCTTTTCCAAGATCAGTAAAGGGTCTTGCTAAGTATCATGATTCAGCATCAATCTATCAAAAGTCTACACCAATTCACGTTAAAGGTTCTCTAATCTACAATAAGATTTTACAGAACAAACGATTGACTAGAAAATATCCAAAAATTCAAGAAGGTGAGAAGATTAAGTTCGCTTATCTAAAAGAACCTAATCCAACTGGTGATACCGTAATTGCTATGTTAAATGCTTTACCAGATGAGTTTGAGTTGAAACCATACATAGATTATGAAAAACAATTTTCCAAATCTTTCCTTGATCCTATAATCGGTATTCTCAATGTTATCGGCTGGGAACATGAAAGAAAAACTAATATCATGGGATTCTTCACTTGACAATTTCTTCAAATATGGTATAATAAACGTATGTTAAGTATTAATAGAATATTTGTAGGGTTTTTCCTAATAGGGTTTTTGTACGCTGTTGGTGATATAAATCCACTAATCGGAGGACTAGCTGTAGGACTTTTGTTTGGTTTAACAGATTATACCAAAGAGAGTAGGTAAAATGAATATTTGGGTAGAATGGTTTAGACAAGAAGACTCTAAAAAAAATACTTGGGCACAAATGAGGGAATCGGCGAAATGGAACCCACCAAAATCAACAGAAATTCATAGAAGATATTTTGACAAACACATAGATGCGGCCGAGTTCGCAAAAAGAAAGAATGATGAGGGATATCATGCATCGATTAAAAGTGATGGAACAGCTTGGTATGGATGATGATCACGACTATGGTGGTTGGCTTACAGAAGATCTTAAAGAACATTATGACTATTTGATGAAACAAAGAAATCATAGTGAACTATACAGCGATCGCGCAGAATTAAATAATATGATGTTAACTATTTTAAGTGAAATACAATCAAGAGAAAGGAATTAATAATGCAAAAATCTCCCGAAGAAATAAAAAAACAAAAAGCTCGGCATGATGATCAGCTTAAAAAGAATGACGCAAGAGAAAAAACAGAATATGATGGTCTTACTCTCTTTGAAATGAGAAGGAAACATGGTATTTCAAGCACTATTGGTGGTCAAGAAATACTTGATGCTTATAGAGCTGATAATATTAGTACTGTCAGAAAAGAAGAAACTACAGAAGAGATTGCTAATACGCGTAAAGTTCTTGAGACAGCCAAAATGGAATTGGAATGGGATCGTAAAGAACGAGATTCCAGAAGAGATCTTGAGGGAGAAGAGACTGAAGCAAGAAGGTCTAATCCAGAAGAATCTTCGGCTCGTAGAGCTAATCCTTCAACTGGTGGAGCCAATGATGCAGGAGTTAATCGGGGGGTATTTTCAAATGACCATATTGATACTGGTTATGGTTTAGCTTGTGATATAAAAAGGGTTGTTATATATGAAGGTCTTCCAAGAGATCCGCGTACAGGCCAATCGGTTGCAACTGGTGCACTTCCAGCACAATTCATGGGTGCAGGTCAGGTGTTAGAACGTACTATAACATTAGAGGGTCACATAGAAATAGATAAGTTTTCTGTTGAAATGATGGCATTAGAAGATGTTGTTATTTTAAGAGATTTGTGTAATAATCATCTTAATTCTATGGTTAAGAAAATTTCAATAGTTAAATAGGAGAATATAATGGAAATGGGGGAGAACTGGTATGTGAATGCACCTTGGGCTCAATTAGTTGCAAGTACAAAAATGCCAGATGAATTATTCAAAACTACTTTAGAATTGACTGATAAGATTTATGAAGATGCAAATCGGGATAGTGCGGGAGGATCACTAGCTGGACAAATACACCATGAATATTTTATTACACAAGAAAAGCTTATTGAAGCTGGATTAATGCAATATTTTGTTGAAATGACTGCCAAATATTGGGGAACAGTTCTTAATAATGGTAATCTGTGGCAATACTGTGATAAAAAATTTGAACACGGGCCGCATGGATTTAATTATGCATGTAAGATTGTAAGTGCTTGGACTGTTCATCAGTTTGAGAATGAATATAATCCAATACACAATCATGCTAATTGTAAGATATCTGCAGTGATGCATTTAAAATTTCCAGAAAAAATTGCCCCACCAGTAAAAGAACATCTTGAAGGACTTGATGGAGCTTTAATATTTTCTGGAATGGGTGATGCAGATAGGTGGTGTACTGCTCCAGTAATGAAGTGTGACTCATCAAATGTTGGATGGTTACATCTTTTTCCAAGTTCATTGCAACATTCAGTTTATCCATTTAGGGGTAAGGGAGAGCGAAGAAGTTTATCTTTTAATGCAGATATTATTTCTCAAAAACAACTGGATTCAATTGCTGAACAAGAAAAAATTAAATATGAAAACGAAAAAGGGGAGTTATAATTATGCAAATGAGAGAAAATTGGCATGTACATGCACCTTGGGCACAGTTGGTATGTTGTACAGAAATACCAGAAGATAAATTAGTAAAGTTCATGGCAATAAGTAATGAAACATTGGATGAGGCTAAAATCGCTGCAGATGAAGATAATTTTCATGGTGGAATAATACCACAGCCATGGACAATTCCTTATGAAAAATTTGGAAAATATGGTGTGACAGATTATTTTATGGAAATGGTTGACCAGTATATGCAAACCATTTTATGGAATGGTAATGTTCAAAGTAATTTGAATACCACAATTCCGGGCGGGCCACACACCGAATGGCGGAGTAGAATGTCTGGTGCATGGGTAGTGAGTCAGAAAGAAAATGATTATATTCCAGTTCATACTCATAATAATCAAACAGAAGCTTCTAAAATTTCTGCTATTCTTTATCTCAAAGTTCCAGAACAACTACAACAAATTCATGATAATGAAATGAAAATTCGGGGTGGGCAAGATGGTCAACTAGTTTTTACTGGTGTGGGTGGCGCTGATCTATTTTCAACTACATCTCATTTTAATATTCCACCACAACAAGGTTGGTTGTATCTTTTTCCTAGTTCTTTAACTCATCAAGTATACCCATTTAAAGGTAAAGGTGAAAGGAGAGGAATTTCTTTTAATGTTGATGTAATTTCAAAAGAACAATTACAATTAATAGAAGAAGAGGTAAAGGTACAAAAAGAAAACATAACTTATAATGATTATAAGATTGATACTGAAGAAGACGCAAAAGCTAACTCAATGGGGTATAAGGTTAAATTATGAGCGATTATTTTGATGAATTAATAGGAGTAACAGGAAACCAATATGCATCCAAAGTTTCAGATGGGATGCTAGGGAGCGTAAATGAATATATTGACACAGGAAGTTATATACTTAATGCACTTATTTCGGGAAGCATTCACAAAGGTTTACCGTCCAATAAAATCACTGCTTTCGCAGGCGAGTCAGCAACGGGTAAGACTTTCTTTATACTTGGGATTGCCAGACAGTTTCTTGCAGATAATCCTAGCGGCGGTGTTCTGTATTTTGAGTCTGAGTCTGCTCTAACACCAGAAATGATTGAAGAGCGGGATATTGACAAAACAAGATTCATTCAATTACCAGTTGCCACGATACAGGATTTTGCTCAACAAGCATCAAGAGTAGTAGACGCACACATGGAAAAAAGTGAAGCACCACTTTTACTTTGTCTTGATAGTCTTGGTATGTTATCTACAGCAAAAGAAGTTGAAGATATTACTGGTGGTGCGAACAAGGTGGATATGACTAAGGCACGAATCGTAAAAGGTGCATTTAGAGTATTGACACTTAAACTTGCAAAGGCGGGAATACCTCTACTGGTTACTAATCACACATACAAACAAGTCGGGGCTATGTTTCCTCAAGACATTATGGGTGGTGGTTCTGGTTTACAGTATGCAGCATCTAATATCGTGTTCCTCTCCAAGAAAAAGGAAAAAGTAGGCACAGATGTAATTGGTAACATCATTCATTGTAAAAACTTTAAGTCCAGACTTGCGAAAGAAAACAAGAGAGTTGATGTACTTCTAAGTTATGATGAAGGTCTTAATCGTTACTATGGTCTTTTAGAGTTGGCAGAGAAGTATGAGATTTTCAAGAAAGTATCTACAAGGTATGAGTTATCAGATGGTACTAAGTTATATGCAAAACAAATACTAAAAGATCCAGAAAAATATTTTACTGAAGATGTGATGAATAAATTAGATGAAGCTGCTAAAAAAGAATTCTCTTATGGTGGTGGAGCTAATAATTCTGAAGAAGAACTAGAAACAGGAGAAGATGGTGGACTTTAATAAACAGAAAGCAAGAAAAGAAATAACACAAGAATTGACACAACTAGAAAAACAACGAGAAATTGTGATAGAAGAAACCCGAAAGTGGGTAAGAGGCTGGAATGCAGAACAACGAGAGATGGTATTTTGGATTTTGGAAGAAGAAATACGAGATGATAATCTATTGTTGTCTACTAAGAAAAAACTTTCTCTACCAAAGGTGAAAACATCAGAAATTGAAACAGGAGAAGATAATGGCTGATTATGAAACTGATGTAGCATTTTATCAAAGATATAATTACGCTGCAACTGCAAATATGCGTAAAGAATTGGTTAATCTAATGAATGAGATTATAGATGATCTTTACGAAAATCATTATGATGAATTATATCATGAAAACGCATTTAGACAAATTAAGGGAAAACAACTTTTAATGCCTAATAATGTGTTACCCAAAGAAATGTCAGATTTTATTATGTCTATGGGGAAAGGTTATTTATGTAATTCGGGATTACATTTCATGAATATTGAACCAGATAAAATTAATTTAGAAATTCAGTACATTTGGGCGACAGATTCCGAAGAAAATGATTATAATCAAACTCACAGTCATTTTGGTTTGATGTCTGGTGTATTCTATTTAAAAGTTCCACCACAAGTTTCAGATTTAAATGAAGAGGGATCTTTAAATTTTCATCATGCAGAAAATGGATATGTAGATGTAAATCCATATAATACTATTAGACCAAAAGGATATGATATGGTAATTCCAGAAACAGGGAAATTTATCATTTTTCCTGGCTGGTTAAAACACTCTGTAAGTCCATTCTTTGGGCCCGGCATTAGAAGAGCAGTATCTTTTAATTTGATATGCCCAGAAGCAAGTGAATGGAAACCTACTAAACTTAAAGACCCCTATGAGAAAAGAAATTTTGAACAATCTTTAAAAATAGATACAGCAGGTGGCCCTGATGCTAAAATTCAGGGTGACAGAGATCTTAGTGGGATTATCTAATGCCCGATCTTTCCCCAAAAGCTCACGTTCCAAAACTTAGAGATACTTGGTATATTCTTATCCCCAATCCAGAAGACCCCAATGATAATAGTCTCTGTATTCAAATTATACAGGGCCCGTTTTGTCATGTTGTAGTTAAATACAAAGACTTTAAAACAGACCCAACTCTGAATGATGATGGCACCTTGACATGCCAGTATGGTTATGATATAATAACATCACCATCTGATATTGGCGAAAGAGTCATAACCGATGAACAGGGTAAAATATTTGAAGAAAAATTAGGTAAAGCGATTTTAGAAATAATAGAAGAACACCATATAGGTAGCGATGAAAATAGAGACAACAATATTAAAGAATCTGTTACAAAATGAGGATTATGCAAGAAAGGTATTACCATTTTTAAATGATGAATATTTTACTGAAAATTCTGATAAAATTATCTACAATCAGATAAATAATTTTATACTAAAATATAATTCTCTCCCAAATAAAGAGGCTCTTAATATTGAATTAAGTGAAGCAAAAATCACAGAAGAAGATTTCAAAGAGTCTGTAAACCTTATCAATGAGATTGGTAAAGATGACCAAGAATTCTCAGACCTCGCGTGGCTATTGGACTCAACTGAAAAGTTTTGTCAAGACAAAGCAATCTACAACGCAGTTGTCGAATCAATATCAATACTCGACAATCCCAAATCAACAGCAGACAAGGGTGCAATTCCTGACATTCTTTCCGATGCTCTTGCTGTTTCTTTTGATCCTCATGTTGGTCATGACTATATTGATGACAGTTCTGATCGGTTTGATTATTATCATAGGATTGAAGAGAGGATTCCATTTGATCTCGACTACTTTAACAGAATTACCAAAGGCGGTCTTCCACAGAAAACATTAAACATTTGTCTTGCTGGTACTGGTGTAGGTAAATCTTTATTCATGTGTCATGTTGCATCTTCTTGTCTTACACAAAATCAAAATGTACTTTATATCACTCTTGAGATGGCTGAAGAAAAGATTGCTGAAAGGATTGATGCAAACCTTCTAGATATTTCTATAGATGACCTTCATAGTCTACCAAAAGACCTCTATGATAAGAAAATAAATAATTTAAGTAAGACTACAAAAGGAAAACTAATAATTAAAGAATATCCAACCGCAGCTGCAAATGTCAATCATTTTCGTGCATTGTTGAATGAATTGAATCTTAAACGGTCATTTGTTCCAAACATTATATTTGTAGATTATCTTAATATTTGTACATCTTCCAGAATAAAAACAGGGTCTAATGTCAATTCTTACACGCTTATCAAATCAATTGCAGAAGAACTCCGCGGTCTTGCTGTGGAAAATAAACTTCCTATTGTCTCTGCGACCCAAACTACTAGAGCGGGGTATTCAAGTACTGATGTCGGGTTGGAAGATACTTCAGAGAGTTTCGGATTACCTGCAACTGCAGATCTTATGTTTGCAATTATATCTACTGAG